ATGTATGCGTGAATAGTACCTGTAGCTGCAGCGCCAGCCATTGTTAAAGAAACAACGGTTTCAGCTGTGAATGTGTACCCAGCAAAGGTATCAATTTTACCAATGAGGGGAACCATAACACCAGCTGAAGCAGAACTAGCAGCTGCCATGAAACGATCAGGATCATCAGCATCGCCAAGGGCCAAAGTAGTACTTGAGGCCAAGGCGTCATGCCAAATCTTAAAATCGATCACGCGAGCGTCAGCAGGCATCTTAAACAACTGAATAGTTGATGGATCTGCCAATGCAGACGCTTCATATGTATCGTACATTACTCGAACACGACCGTGAGCATCCCTCGGGAGGATATGATCAACAGGCGTAGTCGTTATTTTGGTGTAATTTACACCGCTAACTGTAGCCATTAGAATATCTCCTTAAGATTATGGTTCGTCACATTTGATCTCGATCATTTTCTCTTCTTCCATTCGGACAGCGCCGAAAGAAGCAGCAGAATAAACTTGAGTCGAGTTTCGTTTGTCGCGTCTAGGACCAATTTCAGCCTGAATTTCTGAACCCATAGCAAGCAGCATGCCTGAATGAACCCAGCAAGGCAGACGTCGATGACTAGAGCCATCTGTTAATAGTCGCTCACACTCGATGAATTTGAATCCCATGTAGTATGGAACTTCACCATGTACAAGCGCCTTGATCTCACTAGTATCAACATTTTGAATTAGTGAGTTGGCCAACAAATCAGTCATTTGAATAGCTGAAATGGCAATATAGCGAGGTTCTGATTTGTCATTTTGTGCTGCGATCAGCTTTTGACGAGCGTTTCGTAGTTTATCAATGATCAGACCAGTAGTCGCGGAACCAGTTTCAGCATAATTCACTGCGATTTGTTGTCCAGCCGGAAATGTAGTACTCGTTGATCCGGTCTTTCCAGTGTACGCCGTACCGAACATATTTTCGATAATGACGTCATCTAGAGAACGACCTAGAGCAAATGCTGCATTCTGTGCATACGGAGAAGTCGGGTCAATAAGCAATCGGATACGATCCTTGCGGTCGATCAGATCAGCCCAATCGAAATCTCTTAAATGGCAGCGTCTTCGATCGTGAGGAGTTTCAATCAACGGTGTATCTGCGTGTCGAGTAAGAACTTCAACTGCAGCCGTTGCTCCAATACGATCGTAGAACTGGAATTCAGCATTCTGAGTCTCATTCCGCACGTACGGGCGCATGACAGAACCCTTCTGTTGAAGAAGGAATTCTACATTTGCTCTGTACTGTTGTACAAACGCGGTAGTTATCTGATTAGACATCAGTCAATCCTCAGAAAGTGTTAATAATAGATGCTAAATCGCTTGAGCTACCCGACAGCGGACCCTTGCTTCCCCTTTTACATCCGAGGCATGAGATGACGGACCATTACTTAATAGCTACCCGGTTTTGGTTTTTTCTTCTTTTTCTTTTTCATTTATTCCTCAGTAGGCGGATACGCGAAATCATGCAAGGCAGTCATTCGTGTGATTGCTTCTTCATGAGCAGGACCTGATCCATGATACGCTTCCATGAACTGAGCATTACCCTGTAATTGAGCGATTTCAGATTTAGCTTGGTCAGGAGTAAGAACAGACGTACCCTGACGCCCTGCTCTTCCCTGTGACCCTTTCTCCAGGAGTTGGGTTCCGATTTTAGCAGCGAATTTTATCATCTCTGGGTGGTTACCTAAACGACTTTCGTCGAGGTACTGTTTTAAATTATCGCTACCAAATTCTTCAACCGCGGCCTTAGCGGATTCTAATTGATCATTGTAAGCAAGGCCAAACTCTTGTCGAATATCTGTATCCCATTTTTTCTCCATATCAGCCGTAGTGTTTGCCTGCTTTTCAGTGAACTGTCCTGAAAAATCATTATACGACTTGTACATTGCCTGCGCTTGTTTCTGGCTTAATCCCGCATCATGCATGGATTTTCTAAAGAATTTCTCCATGTCCTCATTTTTTTGAACTCCTTCAGGAATAGAACCTTCATCAAATTCGTATCCTTTACCTTCTTCTCCTATTGGCCGTCCTACAGAATCATAGAATCGTGACCATTCAGAAGGATCTGCTTCTGCTACTGGCATAGGTAATCGTTGCTGACCTATCATTTCCTGAGCAGAGATATAAGATTTTGCCATACCATTAACATCATTAATATCTTTCAAGGCGGTATGTTCCTTGAATTCTGGTGCTAAGTGATCCTTAAAGTTAAAAGGATTTTCTGTCAATGTGGTTGCTGGCTCTGCTGTATCAGGGGCAGAAGCTCCACCGTCATCAATTGCCATACGTAATCTCCTGTTCAATTTCGTCCATTAACTTATGAAAATAACTAGCATCTTTATTAATGAACTTTATTAATGATAAAACCACAGATCTCCTACCATCTTTATTAGCAGTTTCACAACATGTCTGCCCTGTATTATACACTGGATCTACAACATATTGTGATTTAATTAGATGCTTTAAAACTCTTCTTCCAGAATCAGTGTTGAAAATAGCTTGACAATCATCATGAACTGCTGATCGTTTTTCTAATGTTTTTCGCATTTATAGGGACACAAGATAAGGTTGTTCTTAAAGGTTGATTTTTTAATACTGATTTAGCTTTATCAAAGCAATTAATTTTAGATTCATAATATCCTAGTACTTCTACACGATCGACCATATATGGTTGAGAAAAGATAATAAACAGCAACACCCACATTACTGATTAGCGGCGCCCTGCATTAAACTCTGCGCCTTTGCTACGTCTACTCCTCCAGAAGCGGCTCTTTCCATATCTTGTTTCTGCATCTCTTGTTCTTGAGCTTGCATTCTAGATTGCCTTATTTCTTTTACTTTTTCTTTATCTTCGAGTATAGCTTCTGGAGCATCTAGTAAATCATGAGCCCATTCGAAATATTTATCTCCGTTAAAGTTATCTGCCATTTCTGGTTTGATATTAATAAGAGGAACAAAGGCTTCTAATAATCTAGTGACATTTTGTAATTGTGTGGATTTCTGGGCTCTTGCAACAGGAGAAGAATATTCTATATCTATACCTCTGCCTTTTAACATTCCAGGAATAGGAGGAATAATCTTTTGACGATTAGCTATATGGTAAGTCCTACGTATCATAGGAGCTAAGAATTCAACTTGCATTCGACCTGTCATAGGAGCTATATTCCTCATTTTCTCTTCTTGTCGAGTCATTACTTCAGTTGCCGTCATTTCAGGTCCATCTTCTTTCATGCGCATAACATCTATATGGAAAACTCTCATTATATGTTCATGTCTGTGTTTTAATAGATCGAACCCGATATCAAGACGGCCTGCGACAGGAAGTGGCTCAATACGATCTTGCGAACCAGACCTATAGAAGTTAATGCCCGCGGGCGTAGTCCTAATGGGGAGGAGAAATCCATCGTCAGGAACCATCAGCGGCGGATCAGTAACTTTCTGTCCGGACTTAATTATGGTCTTCATCATCTCGTTGACCATCTTAATATCAGGCAGCGCAGTGGACCCCGGCCCACGTCCATATGTTTCTTCTGCCGTTTTCTGCCATCGAGGAACTACGTACGGAAAAACGTCGTAACCAGATTCTTCAAGGATTGCTTTTTCGTTTCCCAGGAAGATGAAGACAGAGACATATTCCTTGTTAGTACTCTTAACAGAATCAGGTAAGAATTGGTCGTTAGGTTCGACAACGTGGAGGCACTCATGTTCTTCGTAAGGTTTCTTTTTGAAGACTTCGACTTGTTCTTTAGAGAAGACATCTTGATATTTCTCCATGATCTGCCGAGCAGTCATTAAATAGGTTCTATATACAGTATTAACTTTACCATCCATTCCTTCTGCAATATAACAGTTACCTAGATGGAATGTTTGAAAATTAACTCCAGTAGGAAGATCTTCAATTAACATAACCGAAGTTCCAAAGGCTCCTATATCTAAATATAATTCGTGAGTTTGCGGGGTAAAGTTAGTATGGGGTGAATTAAAAACATGATCATATAAAATATTCTCTACTGCTTCTAAGTATTCTCTAGATGCTTTTTCCTGATCTAATTTAGCATCAGACATTTTTAATTTAAACCAACGTTGTGTTGGTGAAGTCAAGAATCCAGCAAGACCTGCTGCTAATTGTTCATTGGCCCATGGTCCTGTGCCATCATATACAAGGTCATGTCGTGGGGATCCTTTCGCACGAGTAACAGTAAAATCACCTCTATTAGGAAGAATATAGTGAGTAATATCATTCCACACGCCTTCCCAATTAGATCTTAATGTTCTTAACTGTTCGAAGCGACCTGTATAAATATCTATTTTATCTCGATCACTTGTACTAAGCATAACCTCCTCCTAATTTAGTTCGTGCTATGTTTGCTTCTTCTCCCATCAATTCTCCAGATCTAGTTTGTTTAGTCATGACAGTACCTTGGCGCGTGGTCCGTTGGGCCATTGTCATTTTGTATTTTTCTCGCGACGCTGCAATTGCAGGATCCTCTTTGTCCGCTGACGGCGCCGGAGGTGGCGGCGGCAATGGAGGAGGTGTTGGTATTCTTGGTGCTCCGCCCATAATTAGATTCCTATTATATTATATTCATGCTCTGCATGTGTTGGTAATGGCTCTCTCTTCATGGTTTCCCTTCTAATAGAGAGAGCAAGATAGCGTAAAGCGTCCATAAAATCAGAAGTCCAGTCATGATAAGGACGGTCGTGGAAGCAACGTTTTTTATCATCCCATTCCTTTCTATATTGTCTAGCCGCTTCAATAAGATGCTCCGTATTTTTGTCTTCATTCCAGTATATCCTTGACATAATGGATCTTACTGATTCGATCCCGTCTTCGATCGACGTTTTCGGGACCACCCTGTAGCGTAATCCCAATGCTTGTGCAGTCTCGAGGCGCGTTCGACCCGTTGAGAGGTCCTTGGCCATGATGTCGTGTGGCGCGTAATGATTCCCGTATGCGTATTGTGATCGATGCCCCTTTTCCAAGATGTTAACATAGTGTTGTAAACCCTCCCCTGAATTAGAGTAACAATCTATTATACGTATTTGCTGACCAAGTACTTGGTAAAATAAAATAACTGTTTGATCCCCGATACCTAAGTCCCAAGCTGTATTGACCATCAATTGACTGTCATACGGAAATTGGCCAATACGCCCGGTATCAAGCGCTGCTTTCATATGGTTCCCGTAGTATGCGCCAACTAAGGCAGCGTCGAACGAACAAAAGAATTCCTGTTGAATAAGTTCTTCAGGCATTCCCGCTTCTCGTTCCTCGTCAATTGCCTCGATAGGCACCGCCATTGTATCATTAACTGATAGAACTTGTGTGAACCATTTTGGATTTTTCTTTGCGTGGTTTAATAACGTATAGCCATGGTTCCTCCCACGTGGAGTATAAATAAAAACGGCCCACCCCTCATTTTCTAGGAGGATAGGCCGAATATAGTCCCATGCCCTTGGATCTTGGAGGGCGTACTCAGAGAGTATAATGCCAATAGGATTAGCACCAACCAAACGATCCGGATTATCAGACCCGACCACTTGATAGATCGATCCTGTTTTGAACGTGATGCGCATTTCTGTGTTGTTGACGGCAACAGTATTTTCCTTTGCGAAGTGCGAAATAAATTTGCGACCTGACTTCGTCATTCCCTCCCACGCAATCTTTCTTCCCTGATTGTATGTAGGAAACAAATGCCAATACAAACCTGGTCTCATTATACTACAAACTGATATCCAATTAATACCCGTTAGATCCTTCCCAGCACGACGATGCCACACGCAAATTGCTCTTTTTCCCCC